GGGGTTGCGAGTTTTCGCGGGTTTCCCATGGACGAAGTCCGGAACCACCCTAAGTGCACCCAACAGAGGTGTGGCGTAGAGGAGTAGACTGGTAACAAAGTCGCCAATCCGCTTTATAGCTGATTTCCTTTACGAACGATCCGAGACCTGGAGCCAGGCCTGGGGGGGGTTGTCAGCCCCCCCAGTCACCTGCAGCGTCAGCCTCCCCGGCCCCAAAGAGGTAATCGACCTCAATGGGATCGCGGGATCGCTCTCGTACTTTCAGCATCCTCGCCGTTTACCACATGAAGAGCGGACCCAGAGGAGCAACGCTCCTCCCCGCTAACTTCGCCGCCCTGCTACACCCAGTTCACTCCATCTGGACGAACGGCGTCAAGTAACAGAGACGACGGAGGGGGGAATCCGGGGTAAGTGAGGATAACCTTGACTTTGCAGGCAAGGTCACCGTGATCCACTTCCCAGGCACCTCTAGAGAGAGTGCGCGTAGGTAGACCGTTCCTCTGCCACCAAAGCAGCAAAGGAACAGTCCACCTCCACGACCACTCATGACGAAGTCGGAACCTCGCCACGGGAGGCTTCTTTTCTTCAACTCTAGTCCTTCTGAGTTTAACCTCATAAGGTCGCACAAGATTGCCCCGTGCAATCTTCACTCCGACACGAAGGAGTGCGCGATGTGCCCTATTGTAGAGTGGCAGGTATTCTTCACTCGGTCTAAAGTCCCTAGAGACAATAGGCCAGTGACGAGGAGTACCCCGCTCTTCAATAGCAGGTTCCCTCAAGAGCGCTGCCCGGAACCAGCGCTCTTTAAGGAGGACTCGTCTGAGTCGAGATGGAAGGCTAGGTAGGGCTATCTCCCTCCGTGCAACGTGGTGGCGCATCATGACAATGGCACTACGCAGGAGTCCCGGAGATAACATTCTCAAGCCTTCCCAAAGACGAGTAAGGAGACAAGAGGTGTCATCCCCCGGCATCAGGCAGGATAGAACGGGTTTCGCGAGAAACCGATTCTTCTCGATGTCAAACGATCGAGAGTTCAGGTCTATGAACCGCCCTGAAAATCCTGTCTTCTGCCGGTTGACAACAAGACCGTAATGTGCGGTAACCGCCTCCCAGTCAGAATAGGTCTGAGCATCGCCCGCAAAGGCAATGTCATCCCCATTGATGATTGGTCGACGGTAAGAGCGCACACCGGTCCTCTTGCGTCGGAGTGAACTCACGATGTCGAAACAGGCCTTGTTCAGAAGACACAGGACTGGAAACGACACCAGGTTCCCCATCATTGAGCCTCGAAGGATCGGCCAGTGCCGTCCAGTAGACGAGACCCAATGTATGGTTTCCGGCGAGAAGCTCTCCAAGAGAACTTCTCTCTCCCTATCTGAGAGGGACGGTGCTTCGGCAAGGACGTCAACGATGGTTTTGACAGCTGGCAAGTAGATATTATTCGTGGCGGCCTGGTAGTCGCCACTTATAAAATCTTCCCCAGAGGCTCGGTCATCGATGACTCTCTTAACGTGGTCCTTGGTAAGGTCCCCCCGTACCAGCCACTTGCGACGACTAATGAAGTCGTACAAATGGTC